TTTTACTATAACAGCAAAGAGCACGGTGCCCCTTACCAGATGATTACCGCGAACTACGCTCAGGTCTGAGCATAGGCATACGCGGGTCAGATTCACGCATGTAGTTCCTATCGACAGCTGAGGACTGATTTTGTGCAGACTCTAGCTGGCCATGGACGCGATCTTCTTTGTCTTCGGTCGGGATAGCGCAAAGCAATAACCCACCAACTTCGACATTGTCTTTAAAACGAGAGTCAATGTCTGACATGATGTGCAGCTCAGGATATTCATCTGCCTTTACAGGAACATAGCCATCACGGAACCTCCCAGATACGTTAGTCATGTCTGCATTACCCAATGTAGATGTGCGAATCCACCGGAATGAAAGTCCGTTGCGTGGTTCGGGGGTTGGCAGCATAGACGAGCGTTTCCAAGGTTTACGACGTTCCCCCGCTTCGCGGGTTTCAGTTGTACGTGGTTTACGATCAGCCATTTTGCATATCCTTCAGCTTCTGCGCCGCATATTCCTTAATGGATAATCCGAGGCGCTTGGCGATTGCGGCCTCCGATGAGGAGATGACAACTTTGTTGCGTGATGTGGGAGTATTTCTACCCCCCGGGGCCACCACGGAGCCAGCCTTACGTTGTGGTTGTCGAACCTCAGGTTCCACGTCCGCAAAGCGATCTGGGTAACGAGACCGCATGGCCTCATTTATCTTACTATAGTACACTTCAGAAGTAGAATCAACGCCAGACTCTAATAGTTCTTCGTGTACGAGCATAGCGTAGCGTCTCATGGTGTTGTCGCTCTCGAACCAATCGTTCTCTGCGACCCACTCCTGCGCTCTTTTATCAGGTTTCGCTACTCTAGGTGCTGATTGTTGGGCTGGCAGCGTTGCTTGTTGTGCTATTGCAGCTTTAGCAGGTTTCCAGCGTTCAACGCGGTCTGCTTCGAGTTGGAGCCTAGATAGTGACATCTGCGCTTCAACTACGGCGTCTGAGTCCCCAGCTTCGTACGCTTCTTTATACGCCCGCTTTGCGGATGTAAGTTCAGAAGCTACGCGTGCTTTAGCCTCGTTGACCAACACACCTTCGCCCTCGGAAAGGTTTTTGCGTAAGCGTTCTGCCTCGTTCTTCTGCGCCCCAGCGTACTGGACAGCAGCTTCACGTTCACGTTCGGCTTCTTCTTTACGGCGGCGTTCCTCGTGAAACTCAAACTTTAGTTTCTTGATACGTTTCTGTACCGATTCACTGTGTTTTTCAAGTTCCCCATCGTCAGGGATGTCAGCTTCAACATCTGTGGCCCTGCGCGAGCGACCTTTGTCTTTGTCAGGAGTATCGTCTTCAATCTCCACATCAAAGTCACCGTCGTCAGATACATCTACTTCAATTTCATCAGCTTTGAGTTCTTCGCTCTCGGCGATTGCGGTACTATCGGTCATGCTCTTGTATACCCCCGTGGGTCTTCAACTACAGCTTCTACGGTATCATCGTTGATGATACGAAACTCTTTGTTGTCTACTTTAAAACGCGTACCTGAGTACGAGCGGAAGATGATAAAATCACCTTTTTCACACCATGGTCCATTGGGGAACCGGTCTTTATCTGTATAGGCTTCTGTACCTACACTGATAACATACCCAATAATAGAAGCCGTTTCTTCCATATGTTTTATTGAGTCCGGCATATAAACGCCGCCCTCTGTCTTACCATGTAGTTCTGGGATTGCGATGAGGAGTTTGTATCCTTTAGGCTCTGGCAGTTTTGCCAGTACATTCTCGTCATCTACCTTCAAGTTGGTAGCGGTCATATTAGTCTCCTGCAGTGATTAAAGGCTCACAGCGCCCTTTGCGTGAGATATCCCACGTTATTAGAATGCCTACACGTATGATGTTTAGTCATCAACGTATCTTTTTTCGACCTCTTTTAGGTCATTACGTATGGCCCCGAGGGCATCGTACTTCCCGACAAGTCGCCAATAAGTTTCTTGGTCCTTAGCACCGCCTTCGGCTAAGTGCTCTTGTATGCCTATGCGACTCTCTTCAAGTCGGGTAAAAACAACGTGGAAGATACTATTGGCCATCTATATTTAAGTCCCCTGCAACGTCCATAGCCAAGCGAACGGCTGACTCTTTCTGGTTTGTCTCCAGCTCCGCGACCTTAACTCCGATACGCGCTGCTTCTTTCTCTTCCTCAGAGTCGATACGCGCTTGCTGTAGGCGAGCGTTCTCTTGTTTGGACATAGCGTCAATTTCAATCTTCAGCTTGTCCATTTCGATCTTATGCTTCAACTCAGTCTCTTTAATCATCAACTCACGCTGTTGAATCTGAGTAAGGGGGTCAGCCTGCTGCGCAGCGGCTTGCTCTGCAGATGCTTCGGCTTGGCCTTTCTGGAAGAGCTTATCTGCTGCCTGTGCAACTAGACGCGACACCTGAACTTCCACATCTTCTGGTAGCGGCGCTTCTGGGTCTGGGAGTTCTACACCAAGTTGTTTTTGTATCTCTACACGGTACTGCAGGGCAACGTGCTCTGTAATGTGGGACATCATCGCAGCTTGAATTGCGCTTGCGAATGGTGATTGACCCACGATCTGCTGGATTTTGGGGTCTTGCATTGCGAGCATATGCGTTTGTATGTGCGCTTCGTGGTCCTGATACGCGAACGGCTTGACTGGCTCTTGCTTCAAAATCATCATATTTTCTGTCACTGGATCAGCAGGTTTGATATCCTCTGGCAGTTTGATGATATCCTCGGCGTCCTGAATACCTAGAACTTCAAGCATTTGGCGATGTAGTTTGCCCATATCGTACATTTGTGGTGCTTGCTGGGCCAACTGTAACGCGGCTTGGTACTGCATGATTCGCTGTGCCATTGTTGCTGCATTGGGGTCAGAAACCGGTATTACATCCACACGGCCATCGAAGTCGTCGGTGCGGTTAGCTGGCTCATCCATCTCATAAGCGTACTCTGCAGGCATGTAGTCGTGTACGATTTGTGCCAAGATACGTAGCTCTTGCTTCATCGCAGCGTGGAGACGGGCTTGGATGCCCGACATAACCTGCATAGAGCGTTCCATAAGCGCCAGAGTAGTGCCTACAGGGGCTTGACCGTTGATGTCACCCACTTGGATGTCACCTACTGCACCAATACGCCTACCTTCTTCTACAACGTTCCCTAGAAGGCTGTAGAGGACACTAGAGGGTTCTTTATAGGGTAGGGGCACGATTGAGTCTTTTATCGTTCCAGCGGGCACGTCTACGTCTCTGAACTCGCCCGGCATGATAGGGGAGCTGTCTCCAGTAATACGCATTCCACGGGTCTTAAAGCCTGCTGGGAGGTTAGAGAGTGTACCAGCGTCAATTAATTGCCGCATAATAGAAGTAGCAGATTTGGTTAAACCACCAAGCGTGTGGATAAGACCCGTGCCGTAGAAGCCCATCCCCGGTAGATACGGGTAGTGTACTACGTGCATACGCTTTTCACGCTTCGTGTCTTCCTCATACCAATTACGGCGGATAGCCAGTACTTTACTAGAGGATTTGTCGATTGTTACCACATAAGGCAGTGCAACACCGTTTACATCGTCAAACGGTTCGGGCAAATCTAGGTCTACGTGCATTTCTAGAAGAGTGTGGCGGGGATCGTCAGAGAATGTAGGTTCAGAACCTTCTAGCTCGTTGTACTTCTCTTCAATGTCGGTAGTTTCTTTGGTAGCTTCTGGTAGTTCTATGTCGCTGTAGAACCCGTTTACCTGAAGCTTCAATATTTCTTCCGAGGTTCGCTTCATAACATGCGTAAATCGCGGGGATGTACGGAGGTTCGACGCTCCGTAGGCCACTACAAGGTCTTCTGCGGGTACAAACTGCGCCACAGGACGCTCAGTAATGGGATCGAAGTAAATTTTCTTGAACGCGGAGCCTGCCATCGGGAGTTTGAACAGCATCTGCTCCATCTCGTCACGGTAGTCGGGCATTTTCTCTGTAATGAGGTAATTTAACTCAGTTTCAACGCGCTGGGACTGCTCGAGTTTCTCGGGGGTCATCTTTCCCACGATCTTGCTGCGAACTGGGCCCGAAGCTGGTAAAAGCTCCCCCATAGCCTGCGCTTGAAACTTAATAACTGCTTCGGTCATCATAGGATGGTAGACTCCTGACGCCCCGTTCCACGGCTCAGTACGTTCTTCAACCTTCATACCTAGCAAGTCTAAACCCTTGATGTAGGCGTTAGCCCACTCGCTACGAGATGACCGGTCGGAAACAAAATTCTCTATTAAATCGCTAGCAAGGGACTCAAGATCAGCATCGTCCATGTGTTCGGCGAGGTTATCATCGTGCGCAATTTCTTCTTCTAAATCAGTATCTTCGCCAAAGTTAACTTCAACTGATCCATCGTCCATAACGATTTCTATAGCCTCTGGACTATCAACCGAAATATCTAGGTCAATATCCATTTCATCATCGTCCATAAGAAGGATGTCACTAGGTTCCATAGGTTTTTCGACTGCCATGATATGCCTCACTCCGAGCGTTTGAGCGCACTATAGCAGGTATAGTGCCAGAATTAAAATACCCTGTGTAGTGTGGGGACACAACATACAAGGGAGAATGTAAAACGCTACGTCCCCACGGACGCTACCAACGTCCTACACATGGTATACTGTAAACTTCTTCACATGTCATCCTGTCAATAATATGCCGCTTTGCGACGTAAGTACGAGTCATCTTCTGCGTAGTCTGTTGGCAGGCGAATAAACCCACCTTGGCGAAATCTAAGGAGTGCCATAACGGTACTATCAACCAAGTCATCGTTCGACATGAACGGGAACCCAGCCACTTCTTC